GCCTCAGTCTTCAATCCACCTCTCATTCGCTTATCTGAACTACTCTCGCCTTGTTCTAAACAACAGGGACAATTGAAACTAAGCCATCCGCCCGAACTTTGTCGGGTCTTTCCGGGTATAAATGAGTAAACAGTTTGTTGTAGTTCCATATAGACATGATACTACATTGGAAGCAAAAAGTCAAGTGCTTGTTATTAGTTTCTCACTAATACTTTATCTATCGTTCCAGTTGCGGTACTAAGATATGTAACTCTTAACCAGTTAACGTTTGCTTGAATAACATAACCCTGTACACCAGTTTCATTATTGATCGTAATAGATGGATCATACATAAGTCTTGGAGTTAAGTCAAACCAATCATTATCACTTGAACTAGGACTTTCACTTAAATCACCTTCTAACTTAATGACTCCTGTGAATCCCGTAAAATACAATGCTACCGTATGTAATGATTTTGATTTGATAGTATTACCAGAACCATCGAAAACAGTTGAAATATTCTTAGTGCCATCGTTCCAAAAAGTACTAGAGGTCTGAGAATCTTCAAATTCTGGATAAACATCATCAACAACTTCTATAGTACCATGCGCATTATCATTCGTATCAGTATAAACTATTTGCTCTACACCATCTTCGACAGTATACATCGCGAACTGATAGAATCCTTCTGGAAGCATTACAGTATCCGATGTTGGTATTTCTAACTTTGCCAATCCTTTAGTTGCGTTAGTCACAGTCAAATATCTAAACAATACATTTTCTCTCGAATCTCTGTCATACATTTTCCATATAACAGTTTTATTAGTAAGGTTTATAGACTTTCTATCTGTGTCTCTAAATTTGAATCTAAGGGCATTATCTATCCCCTTATGTAGTTTATGAGTTGTATCATACATTGGCATATTCCCCAGGTATTGAGTCATAGTCGTATGATTGTCGCTATCGACAACAACAATTTCTATTTCTCTTTGGTATTGGTATAAGTTAAAGTTTATCATATATGTATTTATCTTCCAGAGAGCGAATTTATTTTATGATAAATATATTTATATGATTGATGAAAACAAAATACAGTGGTTCCAGGATAACTATCCATTCTTTTCTTGCGTGAAATATGGCAATAAAAAAGAATATACAGAATATCTTGGCATCATTATAAACAGCGACACAACGATAACCTCAATGTACAACTTTGAAATGCTTGATAGTCCAGAGACTAGAAAATATTTCATAGAACTTGGTGAGCAATGGTGGTGGGAATCTAACAGATTGATTCCTATAAATCTATTTCTGCGAGAACAGATAGAACCCTTTAGAGGTTGTATTCTCAATATGAACTCTAAAGATTGCGAAGTACTATGGGGACCAGAGACAAGTCTAACAAATATTATACAAAAAAGAATTAAACGGCGTTCGATTCAACTTGTTCGCAAAATAGATTAAGTTGTACCACAATACTTACTGCGTATGCTATTGCGTGGGCTTTCTTGAAATAATATGACCCGTCTGATGGTTTCGTCCAAACCGCTTTCTTAATTTCACTTGCAGTGCTTTTCAATAAGTATCTTTTCGCAGGGCGAATAATGGCAAGCACTTCCGCAAGTCCTTCAACACTAGTTGGTTTTAGTGTATTCAAAATATCAATATACTGATGTACATGTGCTAACTTTTCAACAACAGCCTGATGTTGTAACAAATCCCACACAGGTTCTTCATTGAGAAGTTTCTGTAAATGTGCTTCATCTTTGATTCCAGTGTACACACTATTGTTCAAGAAATCTAATTTAAAGTAACCACGATCCTCTGCTTCCTTATAATCAATAGATGCTAAACCAGTTAATTGGTCATATGGAATAGGTTGAAGATATACTCCACTTTTATGCTTTTCATTGTTTTTCTTCATATACGCAGGAATATGCTCAAAGTGAACTAACACATTATCTCGGCTAACTACATCAATATCTATGTCTGTTTTTACTATATTCATTTCCATACCAAGGCAAATATTGCCGCGTCTGTCTCTTCTTTGAAATACACTTTTTCACCTCTGGCTATGACGTATACTCCGTTACAATTATCATCACACCAGTCTACTAACTGTGTTAGATGTCCTGTGCCCTTTATCAATGGGGCATTATCATATTGTACTGTACCACACGACATAGCAGTCCATTGCAAGTACTCTTCATTGCTATAATCAGATGGAAAGCGCCTTTTAACTTCTTTCTTAACAACAAGAGCGCGAAGTCTAGCCAGTCTTTCCTGTGTCCTTTTAGGATATCTCGGTACTAAGTTCATTATGTTTAGTTACTTTCCCATGGGAATTCTACCCAAACATCATCTTCATCTAAATCAATTTCAGAACTACAGTAATCCATTGCTACTTGATTATTTGGATTATCAATCAGTGATGCAAATCTTACATTATTATGCCATGCTTCTGATTGTTCATCATCTGACATGTTCATAGCATCCTGCCAATCATCCATAATCCATCGAATCGCATCACCGCCACGATTGATATCATCAATGATAAGAATCTTCTTGTTATCTCGTAAAGCATCGGTTGCCATAATGGCGTTATGTTCTGTGTTCTCTTCCAAGCCATCTGACTCTAATTGAACACATAATGTATGCATCGGGATATCAGTAACATGTGAAAGCAATACTGCTGGTATCAAACCGCCACGAGTAATTCCCACTATATAGTCTGGGCGCCATTCGTCTTTATACATTTGCATCGCAATTGAACTGACTGCTTCTTGTACACCTTCCCAAGTGTATCGTGTAATTTTACTCATTGTCTTCTCCATCATATAGTAATGCTTCTAGGGCTAAGTATTGCTCATACGCGCTCTGAAGTGATTCATATTGTTCTTTTAACTTTTCATTGGGTACTAAAATCGCTAGGCGTTTTTCTATTTTTGTTAATGATTTTTTAAGTTCTTTTTGTTCCTCTATTACATCATACTGATATGCATGTGATGTTGATGTGTTATTAGACCACATTGAACCGGTGCCATTTGACGTTCCGCCAGTGATTGAGCCTGCGTAAATACCAGTTGAGGCTATTGTGGTGCCAGTCAACCCAGTGGTAGATAATGTATTAGTAGAAACTACATAAGCAGACGATGTATCATTTAAGTGTTCTGCGAATTCATCTTCGAAATCTTCTGTTAATTCTTCAACAGGATCTTTCCCAGTGAGTGTGTCTAAGAACACATCAATTAAACTTTTTTCTTTTACCTCAGTCGTCATCTTCATCTTCCTCAGTAACTTTAATTATCATCCATGTTCCGTCTGGATTTTCTACCCACTCTAGTAAGTCGTCTGGTTCCCAGCCCATCTGATCTAGCATTGCTTTTGGTAATTCTAAAAACAATTCTTTCGTATCAGGATCTTCTTGAACTTCCATTATGCCCGTTGTGTGTGATTCTTTTTTAGTAGCCATTACATGTCTGCCTGTTTTAAAATTGATTTAACAAATTCTACATCATCTGGTCTAGTCTCAAACTTTCTTGACCAAAAGATTGGATCTAAATATTCATTAATCATTGTTAATTCGTGATCTGAAAAACTATCAATTAGTTCCATACCACGACTACAATTAAAAATGACCCAAGGACTAATACGTCCTGATTTAATATAATGTATGGCCAACGGCTTGCTGACTTCTTTAAAAAATACATTAAACGTTCTATCATGTTCTTTACCCCATTTTTCCATCAACAATACGCTTCGTTCTACTGCTCTGTCGGCTGATTCTTTTCTATTCAATTCTTGAATATAAGTTTCATATACAGCATCAGAACACCACTTATCTAATTTTACACTATTTCGTATAACAAAGTCAATAAATTCTTCTGGATTGATCGCATTTATATTTATAATATGTTTGCCAAACTTAGTAAATCCCAGATAAAATCTACTTGCTACGAAATGCTCAAATGTTTTACCACCTGGTGCCTGTGTAATTTCATAGAATCTATTGTATGCAAATAGTGCCAGTCTTGAATATTTCTCTTCCTTATTCAGCCAGCGCCTCTTAGGCTCACATACATGAACCATGATAGTCTTCTCAGACTTATATTTGACTTTACAATATTGACATTCAAACATCTACTTTTTCTTCTTCCTTGGTTTTTTAGTTTTTCCGAAAATATCACCAATCTCTTTATCACTCATACCCAAATCAATTGCCATCTGTTTAATACCATCCGCGCCATTGATATGTTGAAATAACTCTATCTCGTCACCTTTCATATCTGGAAATAATCCTAATACAAATTGTGTAATCGGGTCTGTCTTCATTTTTGCGTTTGGTGGCTTAATCCATTCGTGATACTGTTTCTTACCAGTTCCAGTCAAACAGAATAACTTCCAAATCAATTCTTCGTGCTTATAGATGTCTTTGTAATGCTTGTTTACAAACTCATTCGTATTAAGTATTAGTTCGTCTTTGTCTTTACCCTTGCCTGTACTCGCATAACGCAAGAACAACCAACTGCCCCATGCTTTCTTTTTCTCTTCTGTTAGACCTGCGTACCAATTGAAATCTTTATTATCAATTGCTGTTAGTACTTCGTTTAATGGTATCTTTTCAGCCGCCATGTTTGTAATGCCTTCCGCCGTGTACTAATAAAAAGTTCTGAGCATGTGAGTCTTCTTCAAAATAAAAAGAATCACAATTCTCATCCGATACTACTGTCCAACTTAACGCTGGAATATTATCTGCGCACCAGCCATATGCTGTCATGCCTAAGTCACACGAATCAATTACGACTCTATGGTTCTTAGAAAAAGTCATAACTGCTCATTTGGTCCGGAATACGATTTAAGTCTTTTACAAAATATGCGCATTTCGGACTAGGTCCATGCTCAAGTGGTATAGCAAGAATATGTCCATACTTCAACTTAGGGAAGAACCATTTCACATCTGCGAATACATTGTTTATCTTAATTGGTTGCCAATCCATTGTATACCCATTCAGAGGGTTTGTCAATAGCGTATCAAATTGGCGTTCGTTAATACTTGTCAATGGAATGAATTCTAATAGTCCGAGGTCTGCTTCACCAATCATTATGTTCCAATCAATCGGCATTTCAATAGTATGTTTACCAATAGTGAGACTCATGCTTGGCGCACTGAATGTTTCAATGAATACTAATGGAATAAAAAAGAAATCTGGGTCTTCTTTGTCAGTTACGTCCATGACGCAATATCTGATATCTTCAATTTCTTCTGGTAGGCTGTTCATTTCAAAACAGGTGTTTTCTGGTGTTAATATTTTCATTAGTAAGTTACCTTATCGATTGTAAAAGGGTATGACGCATCTTTGTAGTACTTTTTTCGTTCTGTTAGGTGACGTTTTGAAAACTTACATCTGCTCGTAACGTCCCATATTTGAACAAAATCTTTATCTTTAGCCATTCTGACTCCACGACCAATCGATTGAATAACTCTCACAAACGATTTGCCTGGTTCTAACAACACCAAATTAAATATACGAGGAATGTTAATACCAACTGCCGCTACTCCATAAGTAGCAATCGTAATAGTATTCGTTCCTTCGTTTATTTCTTTGTATGCTTCTTTTCTGTCCACAACCTTCATCGACCCTTGCACAAACTCTGCACTTGCTATCAATTCTTGTAATGCTTCTCCGTTCTTAATTCTATTTGTCAATACAAGTGTATTGCCTGTTTCTGAAATACCCTTAATCATTTCAGCGATATACTCTAATCGCTTCTTATCTTCAAGTAGATATGTCATTTCATTCTGATAATTAGGATATGCTACTGTCTCTTGTGTCTGAACAATATTGACATGACAGTTTGCTAACACTCCTTGGTCCTGTAATTCTTTTGCTGATAACTTGTTTATTACATCACCGAGTGAACTGCGTAGACTTGCGAACTCCCAATCATTCTTTGGAATAGTTCCTGTTAATCCCCAACGAATTGGTACATTAGCAAACACTGTTGTCAATAAATCTTTCAATACATCTGCTTTTGCTTGGTGAGTTTCGTCAACGATTACACAACATACACCTTCAATGAAGTCCATGATGTTTTCTTCACCCTTCTTGGTCTTCTTCAATAATGAATTCAAACTCTGCCAAGTACATATCGTATGAGTCTTTCCTATGTCTTTCTTATCACCAAAGTAAACACCAACATCTAATCCACAGTTATTGTAGTCTTCTTCTGTCTGTCTAACTAAGTCTTTATTTGGAACAATGATTATTGATCTGCCATACTTCTCTATAACTTTACTCATAGTAGCAGTCATAATCGTCTTACCTGCGCCCGTGGCTATCTCTTGGAGACATTGTGGTGCTGATATAAATTGATTGATTACATCTACTTGGTAATCTCGTAACATGATTTGTTCACCAGCAGCCATATGTCCTTCGGGCCAAGTGACTCCTTCCCAGAAGTTTTCAGTCACGTGTTCAAAAGACATTTCTTCACTTTCACGCTTGTCGTCTACTACGATTTCATATCCTGCTTCTATGATTACAGGCAGTACATCGTCTAATAAGTTTAAAAAAGTACGACCGCCAACGTCACAAAACCGAACAGTACCGTCCCAACGACCAAGTTTATACGCGGGCATATGAAATGCGTGTGGTAAGAAAAACTTTAACTTATCACTACACTTTCTTCGGGTTGATGGATCAAGACCTTCTAACTTTACGTTAACCTCGTCTTTAATCACTATTGTACATTTATTCATTTATTCTGATGTTCCTTGATGTATAAGACATTATAACACACTTTAAAGGCAAATACAAGTCATTTTACAGCGGATATAAAAAAACGGCAATCGAGTAAAGAGAGAAAACTCGATGCCGCTTAAACTTTTACTTAAACGTTACGCTTCATACAGGTAGATTCAGCAAGTAATTTCCAACGATTAGTATCCATGTTACGTAGGTCAGCAATTTTTTGAGCCATTCGTAACGACACTTCACGTAATCGATCTTTCTTCTCGACCATGAAATCAATGATTTCTACTTCTTGTTCTTTTGTTAAACCTTTAGTATCAAACAATCCACCGTCTCGGGCAATTTGTTTAATTCGCATAATCTTATCACGAGTCGTATCAAGTGTTAAATCAAGATAGTGACAACGAGACATAATAGCATCTAAGTGATCTTTGATTTTCGTGCTACGCATATTGTCAAACTTTAAGTTTGTAATAAAGATAACTGAACCGTTAAACTCAAACTGCTGTGGCACACCTTCCCTACGCAACAAGTGAGATTCAGTATTCCATGAAATCCTACGTTTCTTACACGAGTCAAGCGCGGCTTTAAGAATGTTCAAAGCATCTTCATTGAACAAGATACTATCACAATCGTCAAGAACAAGAATGTTTTTCGCATCTTTATAATCGTAAAGAATCTTGTATAAACCAAGAGCAGACATGGCGCCTTTAACAAAATTATGACGCACTGGTCGAGAAGCCATTACATCAAACAAACTATCTTTTTCAAGAACTTGTTCAACGCCGTATGTCTTGCCGACACCTGGTGGCCCTGTAACAACCATGCCTCTCACAATTCCATCGAGAGTGGCATTTGTCATTTCTTCTAAGATCTTGAAACGTTCAGCAATTCGTTCAATTGCTTGGTCTTCAGTTTCAACAACTTTTTTGACTTCTTTCGCTGTTTCGTCTAACATTGTAATCTGGTCATGAGTGCGAATCTTAACTCGCACATTAGAACGACCCGTGAATACTTTTTCTTCTGATTCACTAGCATTAACTGTTACAAAATACGAACCGTCTTTTGATTTCGTAATACCTTTGATTAAAGGAAAAACCCCGTTAATATCTTTATTGTTATATAAACCGTTTTCAATTTTGACATTATTCATAACTGCTCTCTCACTTAATTAACTTATACAACAATTATAACACAAATATAGGATCTGTCAAGTTTTTGAACATTATCGTTCAAGTACTACATAGTCTCCAAAGTTAGCATCGAAGACTTGTAGTAGATTTTCGTAATCACCAGCCATCATTTCAGTACTAATTTTATCAAAATCTAATTCTAAGTGTATAGCAAGTAATTTTGCTTGAGCCAATAGAGAATATGCGTTGCCCTGTGGTCCAGTCAAATCAATAACAAGTTCTGTCTTTTCAGTTTTTGCTCTAATCATTTCTTTACTCCTGCGAATTTATAAAGGTTGCCTTTCTTACCAACTTCTAAATGATAAAAATATGATATAGTATATTCTTGAGATAGTTCACAAGGATACACTCCTTGTTCTGGTGTTTGAATTATACTAACAATGTCACCAAACAATGAGTTATGTTTGCCATAGGTAGATGCACGAGATCGAAAAGTTGCAATTCGTTGTGGCGCATCACGTCCTATATCTTCAAAATCTATATCACCCGATAAGATAGAAACCACCACAGTATGATGAAATCGTCTTCGGACCGAGAATTTCAGTTTCTCTCCGAAACGCACTTTAAGAGCATGACGGATTTCCTTAACTTCTGGTACAGATATATATGCCATTAAAACATTTCCAGTTGGTGATATGCTAAAGTGAATAATGATGAATCGTGAACTTTTGTCATTTTTGACAACAATATAGATTTTTCTCTCAAATATACTTTAGCAAAACTAGAATCAAATTCAACGATAGACTTAGTGTTATCAATCAAATCAGCCACTTTAACAAATTGTGCTTCCGCCGGAGCATTGCCCAATCTTTCTGCGTCAATGGCTTTTCTAATTGCTCTATTTCCATCTTCTGGTTTACTAGTATCTGTTAACCAATAAACTAAAGAGGCGATATCTGTACCAAACTCTTTCTCGATATCGTCAAGGGTCACATCGCAATCTTCTACAGTATCGTGTAAAAGGGCTGCGGCTTGCTGTTCCAGACTACCGCCGTGAATTTTAACCAATTCTGATACTGCTATTGGATGAACAATATAATCGTCACCTGTGTATTTCCTGAGTTGGCCAGTGTGTGCCTCAGTAGCGAATGCTAGTACTTCGTCTAAATCTATCATACATGGAACTCCGGGGCACTGAACTTTTCTGCCTGTTCAGATGCGATAAAGTGAATTGCGTCTTTGTAGCCTTCAAGTGTCAACGGAAACCCCAACTTTTTACAAAGTTTCTTAGCACTAGGCGAAACATAGCCTTTTGTCTCTAGGATAGCAACTGGAGTGCTTCCAGCCTCTAATAGAGTGAAGTATTCTTCTACTTCAAAGTTCTTACAAAGAAATGTAACAAATGGACCAGCGTTAGCCCTATTGTACTTGAAACGTGCGACAAACCTGCGATCAGCACCACAATCATAGTGGACATATCCAGCAGAAGTCATAAACCTAGTCTTTTCAAATAATTTTGTCATAATTCATTCCTTCTCATTTAATATACTCTTATTATAGCATACTTTGAAAGTTTGTCAAGTTTTTGAATAGTATAAAAACACTATCTTTAGAGCTTTTTTAATAAATAACAGTAATACAACGAGGAGAGAATACTATGGAAATTATAACTACTAAATTAGCATTGTTTGGACACGCAATCGCAAAAGTGGCACCACCGTGCCTTATGTTAATGGTTCAAGGCAATATGTCAGCAATAACACTAATGCACTGGATGACTGCGTTTAAGACAGCGGGCATTGTGGGTTTAGTTTTAGTAGCACTTTCTTTTAGTATAAAGACTAAAGCAATTAGCGACAATAAGTATTCAATGGCAGGATTGGTTGCGGTAATAACTACGATTGTTGATTTTAATATACATCCATCACACTTCGCAGGCGATACAACTGAAGCACTTATGACGGGTATTGCGGCTGGACTGCTTTGGTTACTAGTATCGTTTACTCCACTAGGTAAAATAGGCACAAAGTAATGACTAAGAAGAAACCATTCGCTAGAGTAATTCCAACAAAATCTGTGCTATATGATACAGGATATCCTGACAGACATTTTTCAGCAGGCGCGATGCCTCAGCCAGGTTCACACCGAAGCGTCAATTACGCCAAGTAAAAAAAAGTCCCCATATAGGGGACCAAAGTGAGATAAAAGAAATTTATAATTATTGTTATTTTGACCCTTCGATCGCGAGGGCCTTCATAAAGGTTTCTAATCCACGATCAATCGACCCTTTCATGTCCTTCATCTCTTTAATAGTGTAAGCAAACTTAGTGTTGAAATCTTTGTCCGTGGGACCAATAGCAACCCATTCGTTCGTGTTGGTACTTAGTGTCATTTTTACCATAGTAACTCCTATTCAGAATTGTAAAGATAATAAACTCCGACTGCGATAGCACTTCCAATTAAAATCTCAATCATTGATGGGTCATACATAACGACTAACTCCTTTTTTATCTCTTAACTACTATTATAACACTATTTATGTATTTGTCAAGTTTTGGGAGATAGATTCGATATCTTCTCTAAAATATCATTAACAGCAGATTTAGTTAAAAAACCAAGCACATCATCTGTGATATCTGTGTCATAACATATGTAGCCATCGTGTAAAACTGCTATTTCGTATAGTCCCATTTTACCACCATATGATATTTCATTCATTATCACCGATGCGCCGTACCCATTATCGAAATCATAGGTACCAAGTAAAGTTTTAAGTTGTGGCTTCGACATCTTTAATTTCCCAGTTTTGCTCAAATCGTTCTTCAGAAGTATCCATAATGGTACGACCTTGGTCTGAGTCTACATATCTGTACGTTATACAGATTGAGTAACTGTCAGGCGGCTGATAATAATCAGTGATTTTCGCCATCTTATGACTCTTTCTGTGTTCAATTAATGTTCCAACTTTAAATTTAATCATAATCTTCGTTCTCTTCGTGCCATCGGTCAACGATAGTATTGAGACAAGAAATAGTGTATGGTTCGTGCCATTTGTCTGGTGCACACCATTTAGCCACATAGGCTTCTATCTCGTTAATCTGTTCTTCGTTGAGAACTTCTTCTACGCCCTGTTCATAACCATATTCATTCTCGGTTAGTTCGAGTTCATAGAATGATTGAATTGCCCACTGAGCGTGTTCAAATGCTTCTGACTCAAGATGGTCAGACAACTTGTGTAGTTTAAACATATCAAATGCCATTTTACTTCTCCTACTTTAAAAAATACATTAATAAAACGCCCATTACTACACCTTCAGTCCAAGCCACATAAGCACTAAAGACGGGACGATTTCGAATAAAATCTGTGTGAAACTTCCATACTTTATTAAATCCTAACATATCGCTATCTCCTTTTTAAATAGTATAACACAATAAAATGCCGATGTCAACTAATTTTCTCTGGTTTTAATACAATTTCACTATCTTCTAATGTTGTCACTAACTCGTACATTTCATCACAATTGTATATTGAAACTGATAATGCTCCTTTGATGTATCCCGGATTGATAGGTAACAACTCTGCGTTGATTTCGTGATACGAAATAATGGTGTCTCTATACTCAATACCACGTGGGGTCAATTCAGTACACTTATCTACATAATAGTCAATTCCTCCTAGGACCATTACTGCCATTGCTTTGTCTAATAATTCATCTGGTAAAGTAATTACATCGGAAATAGGTATCTCGTGTGGAGATGCTTCTACTGACTTTACAAATATAAATATAAATATCGAAGTTATAAGAACTGCGTAGATTACATTTTTTAATTCGGTGAACATAAATTAAATAACGTGACCTTTCTCTCTTAGTCTACGCTTCCAGGCTCCACCAACTTGTTGCTCTGTTAGTTGTTCCGTGAGCCAAATCAAAGTAGGGGACTTATCATCTTCTTCAATATTTGGATTGATTTTTAAAGATTGGATTAATTGATTTATTTCGCTCTCTGTTAAACTTAATAGATTCATAGTATTTCCTTATAGTTATTTTAAATATCACCAATATCTTGGGTTGACCAAGATTCTGCTCTTACAATATCTTCTTCTACGCATCGCGTTCCTGATTGAATCTCTACGATACGTAATGGCAAGGGACCATTATTACTTAACTTGTGCCACGCTGTCGTTGGAATAACTATCGATTCTCCAACATGCAGTGTATGTCTTATACCGTCTATTTCACACGTAGCAACACCCGAAGTTACCTGCCAATACTCGTGTCTATCATAATGATACTGAAGACTTAATGATTCGCCAGGTTCAACTGTTAGTTCTTTTACTTTAGTAGTGATTCCATCTTCGTGTAAGATTCGATAATATCCCCAATCACGATGTGTCTTGGGTGCTTTCCACTCGTCTAATATCCAACTGCTAGAGTTTTTCTTATTCTCTCCACCGACACCGAATACAAACTCGACATCATCGAATACCATTTCTGGTACATTCTCATTTGTTCTATCTCCGCCGTTAGCAAAGACTAATTTATCAGTAGGATAATGCGCTCTTACTTGTTTTATAAAGTTTATAGCAGTATCATCATCGTCCATGAATGTGAACACTTCATCTACCATTGATAGATTATTAACTATACAAAGTCGTTCATTCCATGACATAAACGCTTGACCCTTTTTGCGTTCTAACCATTCATCGGAGTTTAAACCGACTATGAGAATATCACCTAATTCTTTGGCTGCTTTGAAATAAGCAATATGTCCACTATGCAATGGATCAAAACCACCTGTTACCATTACGATTGTTTTCTTTATATGCATTATTTTCTCTTTACTTAAAAATTAAAAGATACTCTGCGTATCTTGATTCAGTCAGATCTACCGAGACAATGTAACAATGTTCGTCATCTATAGGCCTGTATTGCTTCTGGATAGATAAGTCTCTAGCGTATCGATCTATCCATTCTCTATGACCTTCTGTTTCGTTTAACCAACTGACTAAGTTATTTTCTGCGTAATCCTCTGTATAATCTTTAGTGTATGTTTGGTCAGTACCATCAAATTCATGTAATACAAATTTTCTAATACAATGTACTTCGCCGTCTTCTATAATATAACGCATTATTCAGTATACAATTCTACTAATGGATAATCATCTACAAATGTCATTACTGTCCTATATTTTTCACATGTGCCATTTTTTACATTAGCATTGCCAATATCCATCATAATCTTTTGTAATTTTAAGATATTCTTTTGGTCAACAGTTCTAGGAACCAAACAAAAATTAGCATCATTATGAGGAACCAATGCCACGAAATCTTTCACTTCATACTCTATTGTACCAATTTTATCTAATTGCATCATAATGTCATTCCGCCAAAACTTGAGGTTGATACATCTTGTTTTACACCACCGGTGATATAAGATGTTATTTCTGTTTCTTGTGGTGCTACTTGAACATCTCCACCAGCAATCCACTTTTGTGTCCATGGCAATGGATTTGATTGTGGGACCGCAAATGGACATTTTAGATTGATGGCAAGCATACGCTTACAACATATCCATTCAATATATTGATGTAATAATTCTGCGTTAAGACCAATCATAGAGCCGTCTTTGAACAAATAACTTGCCCATTCTTTCTCTTGCTTAACTGCATCAACAAACATTTGAATACATTCTTCTTCTGTTTCTTTCGCAATTGAAATATAATCTGGGTCATCTTTTGGTAAAATCTTCAACAAAGACTGAGTGAATGCTAGGTGTAAATTTTCATCTCGTGCGATTAATTTTATAATCTTAGCATTGCCTTCCATCTTTTTAAGTTCAGCAAATGCCCATGAACATGCAAATGATACGTAGAATCTTACGCCTTCTAGGATGTTTACACTCATAAGAGTCTTGTATAATAACTTTTTAAGTTCATACAAATCAACTTCTACTCTCTTACGATTAACAGTATGAGTACCTTCTCCTAACAATTGATAATATAAAGAAGCCTTATGTAACTCTTCGTAGCACTCTGTGATATCTGAAGCACAATCAATAATCTCTTTAACTTCGAGCATTTCGTCAAATATAACACTTGGATTAGCATACACATTACGAATAATATGTGTATATGAACGCGAGTGAATTGTTTCACTGAAAGTCCATGCTGTCGTCCATGCTTCTAATTCTGGAATAGAAATCAAAGGGCCGAATGCTTCTGCTGGCGCCCTACCTTGTACTGAATCTAATAAGATTTGTCGTTTTAGATTTGATGTAAAGATATGCTGTTCGTGTACAGTTAAGTTCTTGAAATCATTGGAATCTTTCGAAACATCAATTTCTTCAGGACGCCAAAAGAAGCCCAATTGCTTATCAGTCAACTTATCAAACTGTTTATACTTCAATACATCGTATCGCTGTAATGCTGCCCTACCGTTCTTGTCTAAGAACGCTTGGGCGTGTGTATGGTCAGTTTTATTCTCTATATTAAAAATAGCCATTTATTTTGTTTTCCTTGTTAGATAGTACAACTATCACAATCTTCATCATCTAATAAACCCGGTGCTAATTCTACACCATTTAATTTGTCTACATCAATTTCACCTTGGCCATCGAATGTGTTAAAGTAGTATAACTGCTTTCCGCCATACTTATAAAACATAATAAGATGTTGCAACATAACACTCATTGGTATCTTTTCATCTTCAAAGAACACAGGATTATAACTTGTGTTCACTGAGATACCTTGGTCAATATATTTCTGTAATACTGATACAATCTTTAAGTATCCTTCTGGAGATTCTTGATCCCAAAGAAGTTCATACTTGTTTTTCAATCTATGGATGCCGGGAATAACTTGCTTCAATACACCATGTTTCGATTGTTTGATCGAAATGAAACTTCTTGGTGGCTCAATGCCGTTCGTACTATTACTTATCTGTGCTGATGTTTCAGCAGGCATAAGAGCCATTAGAGTAGAGTTACGAACTCCGTATTCTTTAAGGTCCGCTCGTAATGATGTCCAATCCATTCTCTCAACATGAGGAACAAGTTCGTCAATCTCTTTCTTACGAGTATCAATCGGTACAATACCATGTCCATACTTTGTTTCATCTGACTTCGGACATGCGCCCTTTTCTTTGGCTAATGTGTTTGATGCCTTAATGAGATAGTATGACCATGCTTCTGCCCATTCATCAACTAATTCTAAGTCGGTATTAGTGTAATTAGTGTCGTTCTTTGCTAACCAATATGCGAAGTTGATAATACCAACTCCAAGTGGTCTACGATTATTCGTTGCTAATTCAGCCGCTAGAATTGGATATCGTTGATAATCTAATAACGCATCTAATCCTCTTACTGCTAATTCACATGGCTTCTTGAAGTCTGCTGGTGATTTAATGTTGCCCCAGTTGATTGCGCTCAAAGTACACAACGCAATTTCTGCCTCTTCATCAAAGATATGCTTTAATGGTTTAGTAGGCAAGTTAATCTCACAACATAAATTAGATTGCTTGATTGGTGCTTTTTCTGTTATAAACGAACTATGATCATTTGCATGGTCAACGTTCATTAGATAGATTCTGCCAGTGTTCTTGCGTTCGTTCATAAAAGAACTGAACAATTCAATTGCGGGAACACTTCTCTTTCTGATACTAGCAGTCTTTTCTGCTTTCTCGTATAATTTTTTAAACTTGTCTTGGTCAGCAAAAAACGAATCATACAAACCAGGAACATCTGCTGGTGAGAACAATGTAATATCGCCACCAGTCATTAGACGTTCGTACATTAGTTTATTGAACTGTACACCATAATCCATGTGACGAACACGATTGTCTTCAGTTCCTTTGTTATTCTTTAGAACCAACAAATCTTCTACTTCATAATGCCAGATAGGGTAGTATAAGGTTGCGGCACCACCGCGTACACCACCCTGTGAGCAAGACTTCACTGCTGTTTGGAATAACCTGTAAAATGGTATCACTCCAGTATGACTTGCATCGCCGTTTCTAATAGGGGAGTTAATAGCACGTATACTACCCGCTCCAATGCCGATACCTGCTTTCTGAGACACGTATTTCACAATTGCACTAGTTGTCGCATTAATAGAGTCTAATGAATCATCTGTTTCAATTAATACACAACTACTGAACTGACGTTGTGGAGTACGTACTCCTGCCATAACTGGCGTAGGCAAAGAGATATCAAAAGTACTGATAGCATCGTAATAATCTTTAACCCATTTTAATCTTTCTTCTTTTGCGTACTGACTAAACAACGTAGCCGCAATCAATACATATGCCATTTGTGGCGTTTCGTAAAGGCGCTTTTCAACTCTGTTCTGTACTAAATATTTTCCACGAAATTGTTCCATTCCAACATAAGTAATATCGAAATCTCTATCGTGCCTAATGAATCCGTTAATCTTGTCCCATTCTTCTGCGGTGTAATCTGTTAATAATGATTCGTCATAGAATCCAGATGCAACGTTCTGACTGACTAACTCAGATACATGCCATGGGGTAAATGTGCCATATACTTCTTTTCTAATATGATAATTAATCAAGTTTCCAGCAACCCATTGATAGTTCGGAGTATGCTCGTTAATTAGTTCTGATGCTGCCTTGATTAATGTTTCTTGAATTTCTGTACTCGTAATACCATCGTAGAATTGAATATGTGACTTTAGTTCAAGTTCGCTAACTGAAACGCCATTTATGTCGTGACATGCCGCAAAGACTACTTTGTGCATTTTCTCTAAATCAAGATTCTCTTTTTCTCCGTCTCTTTTAACTACTTGTATGTCTGTCATATTCATTTCCTAATATGTGTTAATTTCTGAATCTTCCATGCCTGCTACTCTTAACTTAATAATGTTTGACAGTTGGAAATGTTTTATTTCAAAACCCTTTGTTATTCCTAGGTATTGATTTCTCACAAGTGCTACTTCATTTATTAGTTCGCCAACTCCAACAATTTCATCTTCACCGTCTGCGTATTTTTCCGCATCTCGGCTACTTAACACTTTGTTGTAATTCTCTAGATACTTTCGTAAATACTCACTTCGCTTTTTGCGTAACTGAATATTCAAGTGTTCTAAAATTGCTTCTATTTCTTGTAATTGTCCGAAGCGCAATTCAACATATGCAGGTAGATATGTGGCGTTCTTTTCAATGTTTCCTTTGATGTGTACTTCTTTTCTAGCATCCAATAATTCGCTTTCAAAGAATTGAATACAGTTTGGGATTTCACTCCAGTCTTTAGTAACTTTGCTATACCAATTCATTATTCCCAGTCTTCTTCATCATCGTTAGTGTCGTCTTCTTCATCAAAGTACATGTCTAATGCCGCCTGTAATGTGTTGTCGCCTTGAATCAATATTTCAATATCATCGGGACTCATTCCAGAATCATCTAGCATCTTAATGAATACTTCCCCTGCCTCTAAACGGTCTTTCGCGGGTACATAAGATATTAGATTTTCCCATAGTTCATAAAGTTGTTCTGATTCCATTCCACACCCTCTCTCGTATGTTTGTATTAAAAGTTATACTCTCGCCGCCTGACAAGAGTATTGTATTTATATATTCCGAACTAAATTTCTTCGGATAATTCATCAGATTGTTGAACTAATTCATGCTTTTCAGCATCGATACTTTCATCGTTCCATTCACTCATAACAACGTCAAGTTTTTCATCTGACCAATTCTTACGGAATTCAATCATTTCTTCACCCTTCTTTGTTACATACTTCAACCTGTTACCTTGCTTGACTAGTAATCCTTTTGCTTCAAAGAATTCAACTAATCCAGAGTATGGTGACATTCCAGTTTCATATGGAATCTCAACTTGAACAGACTCAAATGGTTTTGAGTATCGTGTCTTCATCACTTTACACGCGGCTCTGATGCCATGTACTTGTGATGTTTTGTTGCCGTCTGCGTCAGTTTTTAACTTCAACTTGCGCATTGCTACTACGATTGAACTTGCGTAGATAAAGCCTTGTCCACCAGAAATCTTATCATCTGGATCAAACATATCTTGTGATGCGTATGTATGGTTAGTCGCAACTAAACCTACATTATAATCACCAAACATATTCACACTGTTACGTACTAATGACGCGAGTGCTTTTGGCTTACGACCCATGTCGCCTTTCATGTCACCTTTGTTGAACTGGTCAACGTCAGTAGGTGTCATCATCATTCCCAAACTGTCAACTACAAACAAAACCTTAGGACGATCTGCGTGATCTGTGCCTTCGTGGTCTTCTCGGTAACCTTTCATAAAGTCTGAAATGATTTTAGCAACATCATCAATCATTGCTACGTTTAATTTTAATAGTTTATCTATCGAAGTATCAACGTTTAATGCTTTAAGCCACGATTCATCCAGTGCGTTTTCACTGTCGAGTAGTACTACGTAAATACCTTGATCTTGTGCTTCTTTTACAATATTGCCAGCCGCAATATATGATTTTCCTGCTCCACTTTCACCAGCAAATACTGTTACTTTACCGAGTGGAATGCCTTTATAGAAATCATTAGAAATTAGTTTGTTCAGACAATAATTGCCTGTTGATACCCATGTGTCTGGATCTCTGAAACCAACACTCATACCAGGTACAGATTTCGTTATAGATTTGCGAAATTTACTCGCATCAAATGCCCTTGCCATATATATTCTCCTTATGTTGAAAAAGAGTGTGGAATATTTCCCACACTCTTCATTGATTTACTAGTCGGTTTTGCGACTACGAATCATTGCTAAGATATCTGCCGCGTCTGACTTTGGTGCTTCAGCAGGTGCTGATGGTACCGTAGTTAGAACTGGCGCTGTTGCAACTTCAGCCATTGCTTCTTTTACTTCTTCTACTTTCGGAGCAGGAGTATTAGTAGTAGTTGGTGCTGAAGTTCCCGCAGGAACATCTAAGCCGTAAGGTTTATAGTGTTGTCCCCAACGAGCAGGGTCATATAGTTCACCATCAACTGATGCTTCGAACATTTCTGTGATGATTTTCATATCATCAGCAGTTGGACGTTTTGGCATATAATCATTCAAGTCAAAAAGACCATGAGTTTCAATTGCCGCACGTTCGTCTTCGTTCAGAGAGCGTTCTTTACGTGACCAACTTGAAGTTGAATAATCTGCGTATTGACCTTTTTGCGTCTTAGTTAGACGGAAATCAGTACCCGCTTCATAATCAGTTGGCATGTTATCCATATCTGGGTCCATTAGAGCCGCCTTCAATAACTTGAAGATTTGTGGTCCGATAATAAACCTACGAATTGGATTGTCTGGTGTTTCACCACCGATAGGGTCTGTTGAAAGTAATCCTTGGAATACGTATGAACGCTTCTTCCAATATGTACGACCAAGATCTTCCATCGCTGGGTCTTTAAACCAAGGACGAATTTCTGCGTGAATCGGACATGGTTCGCCCCACATTTCAACACAAGGAACCTGAACGATTACTCGTTTTGATTCATCACCACCTTTAACGCCTGGGAACGGAAGTTTAATAACTTGACGTTCGCGCCAAAAGAAAGTGTTGGTTTGATCTGAGTCTGGTAGAAAACGTAATACTGCTGTATTATCATTATCCATGTTCCAGAATGGGTAAACGGCATCTGAACCTCGATTAGATTGAGATTTTTCTGATGCTTTGTTATCTTGCGCAAGTAGTTTTGCGCGAATTTCTGCTAGTGTAGCCATAGTATTCTCCTATATTAGCCTTTATTAGTTTGTTATATTATTAGTTTTTTTATTAGCCTAAATGTATCATCTGTTAAGCATGATACTATTATACTTATCTTTTTTGTAAAAGTCAAGCGTTAAATACTACTTTTTGAATGTTTTTTAAATCTAAATTTTACCTTAAATTATAGACAATAAAAAAGGAAGCACTTAACTTCCTTTATTATAACACAATTGGGGTGTGTTTGTCAACTAGATAATGACGAATTTCGCAAAAGATTCTTCAAGCATCTCGCTTATACGCTCATCTGCTGATTTTGGTTCAACTTTTTCGATAGTCGCTTTAGATAATTTCAACAAGTGACCTGCTACTTGTAGTTCATCTTTTCCTAGACCGGCTGGATTAGCACGAATCTCGTTAGCAACATCAGTCAAGAAGAATGAAATTTCAGCCGCTAAATCGTGACCTTTCTTTTTCTGCTTCTTGTCAAGTAAAGTATCAACTACAACTCTGTCTGATAAATCATCAAATGTCATCGCAATCATATCAACTTTACGTTGTGCCGCTTCATCAGCCGTACGTGGTTCAGCATATTGCTTTTTGATTTGACTATAATCATATTCAGGATCTCTAGAATCACCAAATGAAATCGTATTAATCTTTTCACCAGTTTTCTTTACTGTCGCTGACATGATTTCTTTAACTCTGTCTACTTGATTAACTCTGCGATTAACAGTTTCTTCTTCGTTTACTTTGTGTACTAATGGAATAATATCCTTTAATGACTCTTCAAACGTAGATTTTGTAAACTTCTTTACATATGAATTGATAGTATCTTCTGTGATTTCTGAAGCCACTTCTTGTTCTTCTTTAAGAGCAATACCTTCTACGAAATTAGCGTAGCCTTTTGCACCTTGAATTCTCTTAATACTCTCTTTGATAGTATTCATACTACGCTTAACGTTAGATACAACAGAACGATTATCTTCGTTTACTAATTTCTGTTGATTAACCACGTTCATAAATTCTTTCAATTTTGATAAGTTACTTGATAACTCAATAATAGATTCACCTACAACGTCAGATGGAACTCCACCAGTTGATACGTGTCTTGCCATCGCTCTAGCACCATTCAAATGTTTAAACGGATACTTAAATCTTTCACCATCTGCATTTTCAATGAATAGAGAAGAAATGTTACGTGATCTTGCTCCTCTTTGTTCTTCATTTACTGCTGTTTGGTGCTTAACAATCAATCTTACATTTTCCAATGTTTGACGACTTGTTTTCGAAGAGCCCGACAATGGGCCCATGCCTTCACTGACTAGGTCATTCATAGTTTGCTCCTTATTTTGTTCAATCTTGTATGTGTAATTTTTAGGTTCGATATGTTTTCCGAATGAACGGATATCAAAGTCTAACATGTTAGTACGTGCCATAGTTTTTAGTTGCTTCATCATATTATTGATGTCTGGGTTATCGATATCAATATCTTCACCAATATGAAACTTTAATTCTTTAGTAGAATCGTCAATGTGAACCATCATATTTGGTTCTTTGACGTAGAAATATCTAGCACTGTCTGGCGATGCCACACTTTTGCCATTGGTAGCATCAAACATCTTCATTTGAAGACCACTGCCTTGCATTAATTTCATTACTTTGGTTGCGATGTTATCTAAATTTATAGCCATAATTTAACGTTTTCCCTTTTGTAGTATTTATCAAAATATGATAGGAAGGGGTTCATTGTACTCAACATCTACATCCAACCGCTCACCAAGTAGTTCCTCGTATCCTTCTTCGAATCTAGAGATAACTTGTATCTGTCTTACACATAATAGTGTCGCTGATACCAAATCATCTGTTTCACCCGATTTCGCTTCATAACTTTTTCCCTTTGCTATGAATGTCTTTAATTCTCTTATGAAATTCTTACTCATCGGTAACATCTTGTCACTTTCAATCCAAGATTTCATCTTCATACATGCCGTAATCTTTGATTTGTATGTCGTAGTGAATCCTTTTCTTGATACACGTTGTCTACCTTTCTTCTTAGGTTCATGTAAGAATGTACCAGGAAATCTGTCTTCATCCATCTCTTCAATAACAATCAATGCCGCTTCGCCCAATGAATTATTCTCTACGCTCCAGTATATTTCTGGTGACGAGTTGCCCAATTCCTTCACCTCATCGTTAATTATCGAAAGAATATTATGCATCGTTACCACTTGTCCACGTATATCAGTCTTGTTATTTTGCCATTCTGCTACTTGAACTAATTCAGGCAATGCCCACACTTCAATCGCGGCATTATCTCCACCAGTACCCATAGAAGGATCTAATCCAACAACATATGTAGACTCTTTATTGATATTCTCGTACCATCTGACTTGTCCAGTTCTCATTGTGGGTTCAATACCCTTGATAGTTGATAACTTGAGACTATCGACCAATGTTTCATCATATGCTATGAATTGACACTCGTGTTCTCGAAGGAATCGTTCTTTACCAACTCGGCCCTCTTCTTCTGATGCCCATTGTGCATCTCTGTCGGGATGTTGATGCCATACCGCCTGATATGGTCTAAAACCATTGATTCCCACTTCTGTTGCATTGCCGTACGCATCTAATCTCTTGTTAGCACCACTCCAAATCATTGCGAATTGGTCATCATCTAAGTTAGGAGTTGATGTGATAATTGCTTTACCACCTGTAGCCAACGTAGGAGAGATTGATGTCCAGAATTCTTTTGCTATTGTCGGTCTTACGAACGCAAACTCATCTGCGTACAATAATGATATAGAAAGACCACGACCAGTGTTCTCTGTCGTTGCCTGTGCCATAATACGCGAGCCATTATCAAATTCAATACTACCTTTATTGTAGTTTGTAACACCTGCCCTAATAAAATCAGGACACATCTCATACGCATATCTAATTCTATGCATTATTTCCTGGGCGCCTGCGTACTTATGCGCCGCTATTAAGATAGTTTGGTCTGGCATGAACATTGCATACCATAATAAATATCCTGCCGCTGTCGTTGACTTACCCATCTGTCTTCCCAACATTGATATTGAGAATCTAAAATTATGATAAGAATTCGCGAGGTCTTTCTGATAATCGAATGCTTTGTATGATATTTTACCTCGGGTTGGATGCTGAATCCAAAAGTAATTGTCCAGAAAATAGAATGGGTCAGACATACACTTACTGAATTCTAGCAACTGCGTGTTACTAAACTGCGTTTTTGCGTATGGTTTTTTAGTTAAATCTGCCAAGTTATATACTCACTTAATTATTTAATAGTATTTATCAACAAAAAAGGCAGCCCGAAGGCTGCCTCTTATATTAACAATTTGCTATTTTAATATTTTACTAACTTAGCCAATCTTGCTTGTGCTTCATTAACTGCGTTACAACCACAATCACAATCTGAACTACAATCACAATCTGAATCATGTCCACATGAACATTTTTCTTCTGCTTCATTGACTGCATTACAACCACAATCACAATCTGAATCACAATCACAATCTGAATCATGTCCACAAGCACATTTTTCTTCTGCTTCTGAAATAGTAGGTTCTTTCTTGTCATCATTAGCCTTTGGCTCATCTTTCATAGTTGGCTCTTTCTTGTCATCATCAGCCTTCGGTTCATCTTTCATTGTAGGCTCAGTTTTGCCTTTCTTAGCGGCTAACATTTTTGCGAATGCTGCCTTTTGTGCTGGGCTTTGGGCTTCTTCTAATTCTTCAGTTTCTTCTTTAACTGCGTTTAATTTTGCGCCTTTTTTCTTTGAACTAGCATTAACTGGTGCTGGCTCATCTTTTTTAAGTAGACTTGCTGCCGCAATTGATTTAATTGGATTTCTCACAATAGCGCCGATGGCTTTTTTTGCAACTGCTCCGACCACCGCTCCGATTACTGGTAAAATTTCGTCAGTTCTTTCTTCTGCAATTTGCTCACTTTCATTGAACTCTTTCATTAGTCCTTCAAAAATCTCATTCTCATCAATTGAGTACTCTAATGGATTATCGCCACGAGATGGCTGAAGTTCTTTATTTTGCTTGTTGATACTTTCTGGTGATTTTTTAGAATAATCATCTAAGTCTAACTTATCATTTGCAGGAGTAGGTTTGAATTCTGATTCAACTTCTTCTTCAATTTCTTCATGTTGATGTACTACAGGACTGCCTTGAATACCTGCTAATTGCATCATACGTAAAATTTCTGCTGGATGCTCTGTACTTGTATTGGTAGTCGTAATAGACTGACCGTTGTCTTCTGTCGTTGACAGATTATAATGCTTTTTACTTTCCATTTGCTTCTCCGCTAATAACTGATGCACTTGATTGTTCATCTTTGGACATCTGTTCCGGCGCTGGATCAGATTTCTGTTTGATACTTAGTTCATTTTCTACAGTATCATATTCTTTTTTCTCTAGGTCGTTCAAAAATTTATCCACAAATGTCTTGCCGTAAGATTTGCCAGCATCTGATTTATCATCATACTCTGTACCTAAAATTGCTTCTTTTTCTTTGTCATCATCTTCTGCTACGTCTTCTTCCCATCCTTCTGGATGAACAACAACGTCTGTCAATGATACACCAATTACATCACTTAATTGTTGCTGAAGAATGTCTGCTGATAGTGGATAACCAGTAACTATTTCGATTTTTGAAACTTTTGAATTCGTTGCACCAGCAAAGAACATTGGGTTCTTAGTAATTGGTGTAGTAGATGTCTTTGACATCGTTTTAAGATCATATTTTGACAAAAATGATTCAATACGATTTTCTTGGGCTTCGTCCAAGTCACAACAGAACCGCAATGTAAATTTGTGTTCTTTAGTAGACTCTGTTAAATATTGTTTAAATGTTTTTTTCATAATATGTTCTCTGCTAAGTAATTGCTTTCGCTCTATTCTTATTTATCATTTTTTATGTCTTTCTTGGCATTCTCTATTCGCTTTAGCAATTCATTTCTATCCATTATAACAGTACCCTCGCTTTCGAGTTCAGAACCATCAGATTTAACTGATTTCGTGATACTATGATCTAGTTTTGCTTTCTGTAATTGAAGTCCAATCATCTTTAACTTTCTATCTACCTTGCTATCTTTTGCTTCCATGGCAGTTTTCAACATCTGATTCGCTGTTTCTAGCAACTTTGCGCCAGCATGAATTTCTACGTTCATTCCCAATGAAAGTAAATCGGTGAACGCATCTAATGCCATCTTATGAATATCGTCCATCTCTTTATCGTGTTCATTAAGATCTCGAACAAGTGGTAACGCACTATCGATCTTCTCTGTAGTCTCTAATTCAGCATATAGAAGTTCTGATATTTCTTTTGATTCTTCTATTGAAGGAACAATCTGATTGGTCAACGACTCGACATCTTTATTAGTACTCAATCTGTCATCATTGTACGCATCTAATGGGTCTTTTTCATCAGTTGGAGCCAAGTTGAAAGTTTCTTCTAATTTTTTAGTCATAATACATCCTTAAATACAGTTATATACGTATTTATCTATAATAAGTTGCCGTTTTTTATATAGTGTAGTAGCGATAATACAAGATAAAGGATAACGGCATCCTTAGAACACTAAACTAGCGTTCTAACCTTAGAATAAAAACGGACAAGCCAGTAATTAAACGGTCCTAAGGTGTTTATTTCTTTTTGCGAGGCTTTTGTTTCTTAGTGTTGGCGTATATATCGCCCTCATTGAGAACTCGAAACTTCATGCCCCTTTTCTTAGCCCAATGTGTCGCGGCATCCCACTTGGCATAGTTGATTGCAACTTGTGCCTGTTGTGCCCTGCCTTTTGCGAGACTTGGAATAGACTGGTTTGCTGGTTTTATCTCAATCAGTTCTGCATT